AGCATCTAGCACTATGTTTGTTGACATGTTAAAAGGAAAAACAATAGAAGAAGCGTGTCAAATAAAAGATAAAGACATAGCTGAAGCGTTGGAGTTACCACCTATAAAATTACATTGTAGTGTGTTAGCAGAGGATAGTATAAAACAAGCCATAAATGATTGGCAACAAAAACAAAAAGGAGAATATAATGAATTGGTTTGAAAATAAAACAACACAACTTATAGCACTAGCCGGAATAGTAACTACTCTAGCAGGGTTTGGATACACTGGAGCTACTTACGTTAATAGAATAGATAACTTAGAAGCACAGATAGGTGGTATCGGAGATACTGAATCAGCACAAAAGATTATTGAAGAAAGGTTTGCAGCTATTGAAACATCAGTTAAGTTCTTAGAAAAAGAAATAGATAACATAGCAGTGCCGGACGTAACTGAAATCAAAACTGACATAGCTACCATTAAAGCAGACCTCCAGAATCTAGATAGAGATATTAAAAAACTAGAAACTGGAAATCCACTAGCGGGTTAACTATTTTAGAGCATTAAGTTCTCTTTGAAAGAAAGCATGTAGGTCTTTAAGTTTAACCTCTCCGTTTTTCAGAATAGATTTGATTAAGTCTCTTTCATCTTTAGGAAAGATTTCATCAACCATATCTATAGGTAACATACTAAATTCTGTTACGATTTCATTTTTTCTAGTGAGCAATACCTTAAAGCTTATAAGGTTTGCTTCGCTTTTGTTAACCATCTTTCTTCTCCAGAGGTGTAAAGTTAATCTTGTCCTGTCTACCACGCAGTCCTGCTTTCATATAAGAAGTAGCACGACCTTCAAAGAAGTTCTGATGTTCAACACCCATCACTTCATCTAACCACCCGAGAGGATTCTCACGTTGGTCATAGTTTGTTTTCAGTCCAAGCTGTAGTAATCTTCTATCAGCTATGTATCTATTGTAAGCATACATATCTTTCTTGGTAAGTCCTTCAAGGTCTCCCATGTCAAACACTAAGTCTAAGAACTTGTCCTCAAGATCAACCATCTGTCTACATATCTCGTAGATTTCTGCTTTGAAATCATCTGTCCATATATCTAAGTTCTCTTGGATAAACTCCCTAAACAATTTAGTCATAGCTTCAACGTGCATTGACTCATCACGGATAGAGTAAGTAACTATCTGTCCCATGCCTTTCATACGTCCAAAGCGTGGGAAGTTTAACAAGATTGCAAAGCTGCTAAAGAGTTGTAGTCCTTCTGTGAAGGCTGAGTAAACTGCTAAAGTTTTTGCAATGCTTTTCTTGTCTGCCTTAGTGGTCTTAATGTTGTGTACATACTCATGCTTGGCTGACATCTCTTCGTATTCAGCAAAGGCTTTGTACTCTATCTCAGGCATACCTACTGTATCAAGCAGTAAGCTGTAAGCATGTTGATGTATTGATTCCATGTTTGCAAAAGAACCCATCATCATTCTAGCTTCCGGCTTTCTAAAGATACGCATGTATCTGTCTACATATCCTGCACCTACATCAACATCTGATTGAGTAAACAATCTAAAGATTTGTGTTAGTAAATACTTCTCTTGCTTTGACAGCTCTTGCCAATCTTTTACATCTGTGTGTAGTGCTACAGATTCAGGCATCCAATGCATTTGATTCTGTAGTACATAGTAATCGAACATCCAAGGATTGTCGAAAGGTTTGTAGTGGTCTCGTGTGTCTAATAGGCTCATGTTATTTCTCGTTTAGTTTGTTAAATTTTTGTTGTATCATATTATCCTTCGCATGAAATGCATTCAGTATCTTCAAGTCTAATACGCTGAACTTTAGTGTTAACATTCTCTGCATTTCTAGCAGCGTTTGTTCTAAAGTAATATAAAGATTTTAATTTCTTCATAGCATACCAATGTACATCGTTAACATATTGCATATACTCATCATGCACCTCTTGTTTTTCTGTAGCTGTTGGTATAGTAAAAAATAAATTAACTGACTGTGCTTGACATATAAACTCTTGGCGTTTAGAAGCGTGTTCTACTAGCCACATCTGATCAATCTCATTTGCAGTTTTAAATATTTCTTTTTCATTATCTGTTAGGATATCAAGGTGTTGTACTGAACCCTCATGTCCTGCAATGTCTTTCCAAATTTCTTTAAGTTCATCCTTAGTTAGTTTCTTATCAGCTAACAAACTTTCTAAGTGTCTGTTTTTAACTTGGAACGAACCGGATAAAGTTTTGTGTGTATATACGTTAGCCCTGTATGGCTCAATAGAAGGAGATGTCCCACCACAAATAATACTAGAACTGGCATTAGGAGCAACAGCGAGGAGATGAGCATTCCTCCTGCCACTGCCACTGATATCAGGAGCTTCTCCACGTTCTTCTGCAAGTTTTTCAGATGCTTTGGTAGCTTGTCTCTTAATGTATTTGAATGCTTTGTGATTAAATCCCGTAGCATATATACCCTCAATAGGTAAGCTGCGTGACTGGAGATACGAATGGAATCCCATTGCACCCAAGCCCAATGACCTTTCTCTATAAGCAGAGTAAGCAGATTTAAGAAAGCCTTCTTTCCCTTCCTTAATATGTTTTTGAAACCTTTTAAAATTGGCATTGTATTCTCCTAAGTTATCTGTATCGACAGCGTTGTCAATGTAATGTTGTAAAACATTATCCAACATGGTTATTAAATCTTCTATGAACATAGGGTTCTCTGACCAATCATCAAAGTATTCTAAGTTTACACTTGATAAACAACACACTGCTGTTCTTTCTTCGTTGGTTGCTAGTGTAATCTCTGAGCATAGGTTGCTTTGTTTAATCTGTAAACCTAAAGCTTTCTGTTCTTTAGGTAAAGCTTCGTTACATGTATCAATGTTAATCATGTAAGGCTCACCTGTCTCTGCTCTAGCGTTAATGATTTGCCACCAAAGGTCTCTAGCATTTACAACTTTAACAGCTTCATTTGATTTTGGGTCAACCAATCTAAAGTCTCCGTCTTCTTCAACAGCCTGTAAAAATTCATTGGTAATGTTAATACCGTTATGTAGGTTAAGGTTCTTCCTGTTAATATCACCACCGGATTCTTTACGCATGTTAATAAACTCTTCTATCTCGGGGTGGCTGATGTCCATGTAAGCTGCATAGCTACCTCGTCTTGTAGTGCCTTGGTTAAAGGCTAACATCTGAGAATCTACGACATGCATGAAAGGGATAGAACCAGTAGACTTACTGCCGTGAGTAGTAGATATACCGTTACTCCGAATGTCACCCCAATATCCACCAATACCTCCACCTGAACTTGCCAACCATATGTTCTCATCATAATGAGCTGATAAACCAACCCTACTGTCAGGAACATAATTAAGAAAGCAGCTGATAGGAAGCCCACGAGTTGTCCCCCCGTTACTAAGTATAGGAGTGCTGAACATGAACCAACGATTGGAACTGTATTCATAAAGCCGTTGAGCCAATTCAAAATCCGTAGTACCTTTGAAGGTTGCTCCGTAGACTGAGGCTCTTGCGAATGCTTCTTGTGCATGTGTTTCTTTCTCCCAAAAATATCTATCTTTTAATGTATCAAGACTAAACTTGTCAAAGGTTTTCTCTCTGTCGTAGTCTATCTCTATTCCTAAGTAAGGCTTAGTTCCTATCTTATCTTCAATCATCTTCGATGTCCTTTAAATGTATAGCCATTATAGCATAATGTATTATTTTTAGCAAGTCTTTTTCGTCATGTCCATTCTTTTTACCATACCTCATAGCATACTTTACAATGTTACCCATACAAAATCCTTCACCATGTCCGTTATCAAAGATAACATCTGTTGCTTGGTACTCTCCATAAGCATAGTGTTGGTCGTAAGTATTGTCAACATATCTTTGTATTTGTTTTATTGTTTCGTTTTCATTGAATTTATAATTCACTACTTCTCCACTCCTTCGGTACACTCTCTTCGTTGTACCATGTAAAATTATTTGTCTCTGCCCATTCGGCATGACTTCTTTTAGTCCCATCTTTTCTTTTCTTAGAGGCTGGCATTGGTGCAAAAGGTTTTTGAAATAAAAATATTAATTCATAGTCTTTTGGCAAAGCCTCCCTAATATGTATGTACTTACTGTACTCTGCGTAATCCCAGAATCTACCCTTAGCTTCTAACAATATTGTTTTGCCGTCAATTATTTTAACAAAGTCCGGCTCATACTTATGCTTAACTATGTAGTTTATGTTATCCCAATGGTGCTTCCAATCATGTAATAATGTTTGATGCAGTTGGGCTTCCCATAAACTATCATAACCTTTAGGCACATTAGTTTTTTTAGGTCTAGGTTTTCTAGGTACTCTAGCCATTAGTAACAGAGGAGTCGTAATTTTTAACCAGCTTCCAATAATCTAATATAGCATTGAACATAGCAGTGTGTTTCTTTTGAGAAGTCTTATCCCATATGTGACAGGATATCAACTCAGTATCTTTTCTATCTACAAATATAGATACTCTTTCTACATTAGAAAAACCACAGCCTTGAGCATAGGCAGACAACTGCATACCGTGTTCATCGTATACTAATTTAGCAGGGTCTTTACCGAATAGATTGTCTTTAGTTTTAAAGTCAACAAAGATACCAGACTTAGAATATAAATCTATCTTACCACCATACCCTGATTCAGCACAGAAAGAATCTTCTGCTATCCATTCTTCGTCAGGGAAGTTATCATCTAAGTAAGCTTTAATAATTTCATAAGTCTTACTAGTGCCTTCACCTAAGAACCCCCGTTCAATCATGGCATGAATCTTAGTACCTTCTTGAGCAGCTTTGATACCTAGTTTTTTAGAGTCAGTCTTACATCTGTAAGTAAAAGACTTGAAGGATTCTTCTTCTTCTTTTTCTAGTGTAAGAGCAGAGTTAAGTGCTTGGTCTATCTTCCAATTTTCTAAGGCAGGTTTTGCTATCATACCTAAGATGGTAGTAACAGAAGGAACTAACTTTTCTTTCTTAGCATCTCTAAGAGTAGTGTTTCTTTCCTTACCATTAGCACCGATGATAGTATACATCGGGTCTCCCTCTTGAGTATACCAATGTCCTGACTCAGCCGTAAATTTATTATAGCTATCTAACTCTGTATTGTCAACAAGTTTTTCATTTTCTTTTATCATTTTCTGCTTCCTTGAATGCTTTAATAACATCCGATGAGAATAATTTTTGTAAGTTAACCAAGAACATTCTACTTGCTTTATGGTCACCACCGGATACAGTTTTAAATGTATCTAATTTATCTACTATTGTTCTAAGTACATCAGTCTTAAATACCAGTGTGCAGAACTCGTTGTCACCTACACATAGATTATGAAACCAGTAGTCTGCTTCAGTAGCCTTGATACCTGAAGGCTTACCCCATGATTCATATTCAATACATATGTTGCCTGTCTTTTGCCACATATCTTTTTCTGATTTTACTTCTATCTTTTTATTGGTTAGCATTTCTGCTA